TGACCTCTTTAACAGTCTTTTGGGCTGCGGCAACAGTTCCCTTGACCTCTTTATAGAGTTCACAGCCTTTGCGAATAGCTGCGACACAGCCATTTGCCATCGCCAGAAGGGTGAGAGGATCAATCTTTTGCTCCTTATGGGCTATACATGAAATATGGCTGAGTTTGCTCTTCCATTACTTCACTTGGAGATGCCGCAGTAGCCCCACCAATGTAACCATACTTCAAGATATTTTGTCCAATGGCAGTTGCAAGATTTGACAGATCAACACCTTTAACAACATCTTTTATATCAATCTCTTGGCCTTTTCTTGTGAAAATCTTTGTTGATGCTTTAGTTATTTTGTCAAGACCTTCCTTGTCAAACAAAAGCTGTGTGATTGCCTGTTTGGTTGATTCATCTATGTTTTTCTGCCCAATCAATGAAATAATCCTAAAGCCTTTATTGAAAACACTTGAAATTTGATTGACTGCAATTCCAGCAAGTTGCTTCAACCTAACTCCACCAACCATGTTTTCCAAAACAGAAGACTCATGTAAAGCAGCATCTCTGATTGGTAATCTTTGAATATCAATGTTTTTGGCTAATCGTGACACATCAGCAAGTGCTGCTAAATTGTCAAAGTGACTTTTGCCAAACATAGACACAAAAGTATCTTTGTTCTTATTCAGGTATTCAAATGGATTGTTGCTTTCAATCATGTTATTTACAAGTTGATTGCGAACAGCAAAGGTCACATTGGTCTGGTCATCAGCAGGAAGTTTTTTCAAGTCAACATTAAATTTGTTTGAATACCCCTTGCCAGACGAACCTGTCATGCTTGCAACAATTCCCTCAACACCACGATTGTCATAGTCCATTAGAAAACTTTGACCCAAGCGAACACGCTCTGCTTTTGCAGTGTCATCAATTGAGTTTTTTAACTCTGAAAGATATTGCGTTCTTGTCAAAGCATCATCAAGGCTTCCTTTTAGGTTTGGCGTTCTATCCAGAATATCGCTAAACCCACCATTGTTTGAGTCTGTTTTGAGCAACTTATCAAGTTTTACTTGGTCAATAAAGCCATCTTTCCCAATTGCCTTGTTGTACAACTTGGACATGATTGCTTTTTCAGCCAATGGCATACCCTCTTCACCAGAAACCCGCAAGAACTGATCTAACGCAGTTGGAGATGATGCAATAGTTGGGGCAATTCTTTCGGCATATTCCTGAGAGCCAATTTTTTGTACGGCATCAGCATCTTTAAATGGAACTCCTACTTTGTTGTAGTAATCCAAATCAAGTTGTTGCATGGCATCGCCAAAACTGCTTTTTTCACCACGAAAATCAACCATCACAGCGCCATTGTTAGACTCAACTTTTCCCAAAGCCTCATCTACTCGCTGTTGCAAGATAATTAACTTATCTTTGGTGGCTGGATTCTGCACTCGTCTTATGTCATCAGCAACACGGCGCTTTAATGAATCTAGGCTTGTAATATCAAGGCCAACAGACAAATCAGGCCCAGTGGTAGCTGGCAAAGTTGTTCCAGGCTCAACACCGCTTGCTTTTGCCCGTAATGCTTTAAATTTATCAGACTGTTGCTTAACAAGTTTTAACAAGTCAGATTGCCGACCCCAAGGATCTTTCATAAACAAATCAAAAGCAGTGCCTAACAAGTCTTGTGTTTCTTGTGCAGGAAGAATTGCACCCATGTTGGATGCCTGATCTCGTACTGAGTTGTACTCAGGAGACAATGCGCCTCTTGCGGCTTTTTCTCTTGCCAATACAAGATTTTGAATTGATTTACCCAGTTCAGTTGGGTCTTGAATCAAGCCTGATGTGTCAATATATTTATTACCCAGAGTTAGGTTTGTAGTTTGTCTTTCAAGTTGACTATCAATTGCCTTTAAACGCTGGTTGTAATCCGTTTCTACGGCGGCAAGAGCAGTTTTCCCTGATGGCAATTCAGCCGATGGTTGTGGATAAAGACCAGTTGCCTTCTTTTGTACGGCATCTTGCAAATCTTTGTATAGCCGTTGCAAATCAGACCTAATTGTCAAATCAGATTCGGCAAGTTTTTGCACCTTGGCTCTGATAACTTGGTTGTCAAGACCTGTTGCAGCTAAAGCGCCCTTTTCTCCAGTAACAAACTGAATTTTTTTTTCTATAGATTGAAGTTTTGCCAAAAGGGTTGGATCGGCTTCTACAGCTTGTTTTATAAGTGCTTGCGCTCTTGAAACACCTTCAACATCTGCAAGATCAGAAATATTCAAATCTTTTATGTTTAGTTTTTCAACAGCATCGCCAAACAATTTTTGACCTGCTTTTAGTCCACCAGCACCACTCAAAAGAGCAAATGTAATACCACCAAGTACTTGGCCTGGAACACCAGCAACCTGACCGCCAACCTCACCACCAAACTCTCCTCCCATTCCAGCAAGACCACCAGCGCCAGCACTTAATAATTTTGGGGCAATACCAGCACCAGCACCCATCAAATTTAATGGGTCAAAAGCGCCCTCAACTCCAGCGCCAATGTATCTTTGTGTTTTAGTTGCTGGACGAGTTGTTGTATCAACGCCAAACCCACGCTGAACATTCTCAGTTGTTACTTGCTCAAGCTCTGGTTGCGTTGGGAATGCGCCAGCAAAAGTACCTTGTTGCATTGCAGAGCCAGCAGCCAATCTAGCTAGAGTACTTGTCAATCCTCTAGCGGCACTTATTCCAAGATATTCACCCATACCAGATGCTGGACGGGCAGCAGGGCCACCCAACTGACCTCTGCCAGCACCAGCACCTTGCGGACGCATAGTAGCAGCCATTTCAGCAAGTTTTGTTGCGTCTTCTCCATTTCCTTGTAAATCGGCTATCCGCAAGGCTTCAATAACTTGTTCGTATGTTGCTGCCATTTGATCCTCTTATTGTGGGGTATTTGCTGGAACCAAGTACTTGTCAATCAATGGATTGCCAGTAGGTTGCGCTGGTTTTGGAGTGCCTAATTGCGGTGTTCCTGGCTTTACTTCTTTAAATTTAGCAAGTTTACTGTCAATTGATTCAATCGCCGAGTTATAGTTGGATGTTCCGGTGTATCCAAGTTCTTTAGCTTGATCTACGATAAATTGCTTTTGTTCAATCAAGGCTCCACGATAAATTGCAGAAACAAATCTCAGTGCTTGATCTTTTTGCTGAACAGTTCCACGACCAATAAAAAACTGTGCCGCAGACTGCGCCAATCTATCATCAAGACCACCAGTTCTGGCATAACGGGTAATGTCTTGATTTGACAAAACACCAGTATCACCAGTTAGTTTTGCAAGCGTTGCTGGTAGTGCTTTAGCCGCAATATCATTGCTTGTGACTTGACCAATTGTTTCAATGGCATTGGGGGCTTCAGAAATCAAAGCCATTGTTTTTTTCATTACTGGAGTTTCGTCAGTATATTTTCTAAAAGTTATCCAATCTTTTTGAGCAACAGGCGCTCCTGGAGGATAAACCTTAACAGCACTTTTTTCAGCAATGGTTGATTTTTCGCCTTCAATATACCGATTAACAGTTGCCTTTTGTTCTGGAGTTAACTGTGCAAAAGGTTTAGAAAACTTTTCCTCTGAATACGCTTCTCTATCAACACCAAAACGCAAATCTTTTTCTTGTGTTTTTGTGGTTAGTCGCTTTAATTCTTCCCTATATTTTTCAACATATTGAGGTGATCCAACAGGAAACTCAGCCGCAGCATTAGCAGCAGCATTTTTTATTTCAGGGGTTGTTGCGTCTGCCTTGCTTGTTAACTCAGTGAATTTGTCTTGATATGCTCTATTGAATTCAGACGATCCAGGGCGACCAACAGATAATGCAAAAGCCAAAGCATTGCGTTGTTCAGGAGTCATCTTCTCAGCAGTACGCTGTTGAATCAAAGCCAAATCACTAGCCGCTTGACGACCAATACTTATTGCGCCTAACGCACCTTGAGTGTCTCCAACTTGTTGCAAAGCCTGTCCATATTGAGTAAGCCCTTCTGGAGTGCTTACATCAAATTGCTTTGCCAAGGCATTGCGTTGGCTAATCAGACGCATCTGAGGGTCTTCTGCACCAAGCAATCCACCAACAAGATTACCAAGCTGGTTAGCACCATAAAAGATGGATGTACGAGCCGCTTGCATTGGGTCCATACGTCCAAACGCAGCCGCTTGCTCTAATGCCGCAGCATCTCTTTGCTCTTGATATGACTCTGGAGTCATGCCAAACAAGCCCTGAACGATATTTTGTTCTGCCATGATTACTCCCAACCTAGCATTGCTGCTTGTTTATATCCACCAGAAACATCAGACCCACCACGCATCCAATTTGCCAACCCTTGACCTAATTGACGATTTTGACCAATACCTTGCAAGGCATAAGCAAATGGATCGAACTGACCACCTTGAGCAGTCAAGGCCGCACCCTGACCACCTCTTTGCAAGAACTGACCAACATTTGCACCAGCCTGTGCAGACCTTCCACCCAACTGTGCGCCAATATCCAAAGGTGATTGACCTAAAGACTCTATGCCTTGAGTTCCACTCAAATATGCTTGGAATGGAGACAATGCGCCAACTTGACCTTGTTGATATTGGCCCATCAAATTAGCACCTTGACCAAACAAACCAGTGCCAAAAGCAACTTGTTGTTGACCAGCTTGTTGTGCTTGTGCGCCTAATGCTGCATCTTGTTGAGCAATTGCGTTGTAGTACGCTTCCATCTCAGGCGTTGTAGCACCCAAGCCAGCACCGCCTCCAGGTCTTTGTCCAGTTGCACCTACAGACAAACCACCACGCCCCTGCTGAAACAAAGTGTTTTGCAGTTGAGACATTTGACGCTCACGACTTGGAGCCAACAAATCCTGCTGTTTAGCCATGTAATTGGCGGCAACCTGTTCAGGAGACTGAGCCAAGTATTGTTGACCTAATCCAAACAAACCCTGTGCCGCACCTTGAAGTGGTGCATATTGCTGTTGCGCCATCTCTGCCTGAGACAGTGCGCCACCAGACAATCCCATCAATCTGTTTTGATAGGCTTGAAGTTCTGGACTAACTGTGTAACCAGCACTTGATAGGTTCCCAGATGGGTCAAACCCAAAGTTAGACGCTCCAAAGCGAGTGGTTACTCCAACAGGGCGAAACTTTGCCGCTTCAGCAGCAATTCGTGCTGCCTCAAGTTGAGCCTGTGCAGAGGTATTTGCCGCATCACGGGCAGCATTGCCACCCATAATGCCACCAAGTAAACTTCCTCCCGCCATTACTGCTGGTGCTATCCAAGGCATATTATTCTCCTTCAATCAAAATAGAATCCACTTTAGACGGGTCTTTCTCGTCAGTGGCATGAACACAATACCAAACTACATCAGTGATGGCCTTAACGCCATGACTCTCACCAGCTTTTATGTCAATGCAAGCAGGTGCTTCAAAAATCTGAATGTCATCCTCTTGAACAACCACAACCTTACCCTTGGCAAGAATCCCAAAATGGGAATAGTTGTGCTTATGCTGAACAAGCAATTGCCCCGCACTTATGTGCGTTTCCTTGGCATATAACCCATCAGAAAAGTGGTGAACAATCATGGTTACTCGTAATGTATGTTGATTGATCCAAGGTCAAAGGCATCTGTACCGTTTGCGCTTGTAATTCGGACTCTATCTAATGTCCCACCAAGGGCAAGAGTTCCACCACCTACAATTCCATACCCAGTCCCTGATTGGTTCATTCCAATCACATGAGATTCAACCCATGTATTTGATCCAAGCAATGAAATGGTTATATTCCCAGACATAATATCTGCTGCACTATTGCTAAATATTATGAATCCTGTTGTTCCAGTTACAGAAGCTGTTGAAGTTGAACCGCCAGCCGAAGCATATCCGCTTGTGGTAATAGAACCAGCACCAATCTGGATTAGATAATTACTTGTGCCATTTTTAGAAACACCATTAAATATTACAACAATCCGCTTGACCCAGCTAGGTATACCTGTAAAGTCAATACTCGTTCCACTTGTACTTGCAACAGTAGTACCAGAGGTAATAGGACTTGCTCCCATTACCAAACCAGTACTAAGTGTTTTATTTGTAAATGTTTCTGATCCTGCAAGTGTTGCCAAAGTTCCAGTTGTAGGAAAAGTGACGTTTGTTACCCCTGTCAAAGTCCTGGTGTAAGCAAAGTTTCCAGAACCAGTGACAGTCATTGCTGCATTATTTGCAACCCCTGTGCCACCTTGATCTGCACCCAAAGTACCCGTAGATACCAAACCTTTGGATGCGTCTGTAAATACAGGTTTAGATGCTGTCAAACTAGAGAGAATTGGTTGGGAAGTTAATGTAGCTACACCTGTTAATGCCGTTGTACCTGTAACAGCCAACGTAGTAATTGTCGTTGTACCCGTAAAGGTAGGAGATGCAGAATCTGCCTTAGTTGCAACTGCTGTTGCAATATTCGCAAACTCAGTGTTGATCTCAGTGCCTTTAACAATCTTTAAAGGATTGCCAGATGCAAGTGCATCTTTGGTTGCAAAATTTGTTGTTTGGGTATAGTTTGACATTTTTTTCCTTATGCAATCTTGCCATTTTTGGCCTGAAGTTCAATTTTTTGAATGGATAACTGACTATTGTTTATATCCATTTCAACTCCTATTTGAACAATTTTTCCCTTGCTTGATGCAGTTGTTTCTACAGTTGTTAGTGCAACTCCAGATGTGTAATAGGCTACTGTTGTGGCATTAGCACCATACTCAGCAATGCCATATTCAGCAGTTGTTTGAGTTGGTATGTTTACTTGTGCAGAGTAATAATTTCCTGTGAAATCATATCCCCACTTTAGTGTCACCAATTGGTTTGAGCCGCCAACAATAATAACCTTTATCTTCTTCAATATAGAGGTGACATTCACATCACCAAGGTCAGAATTGTTTGTGTAGTACGCCATCCTATAGGTTGACGCATTATCTAAATATGTACTATATTTTCCAATGTATCCATTTTTCCCAATCAACAAATCACCATTACGCCTTGAACAAAAACACGTTGGCTCAATACTATCCCAAATCGTTGCCCTTGATGAACCATTTTGCATGATTCCTTTTGTATCAAACGCATAGACAAATTTTGATGATGGAAGATTTAATAAATACAGTGCATTCGTTTCAGAATAAATGGCTTTAATATTTGATACAGTTTCACCAGAAACAGCACTCATCAGATCATTGCGTACATTCTTAGATAGGTCACGTTCAGGAGATGACTTTTCCTGAATAGTCCTCATCAGTGATCTAACACCACTGTTTGACAGAAAGATAACGTCTGTGCTGGTTGTTTGGACACTATCCCTAGCAATGCAACCAATGCCCTCAACAGTATCACTAAGCGTCATGGTTGATGGGGTAGTCGCATTTGCATAAATTACAATTTGACGCTTTCCAAAGATAAATAAGAATCCATTGTGTGCTGCTAAACCCGTGATCTCATCAGACCCATTGGGCCATACCCGTGAAACATCCAAAGAACCAGCAGTTCCTGTTGACCATACATGACCAGCAATCAAATCACTAAAGTAAACAGTTGAATTCACAGTGGTGGTATTTGCCACCCACAATCTTCCAAAAGCAGAAATACAAATGTTGGCATCAGGAACAGTGGAGACATAACCAGTTTTCTCACTGACACGCCTATATGTGGTGGTGCTAACAGCAGGGTCATAAATCAATGGATTGTGACCAGACTGAAAGAAGTATGTGATGCCATTCAAAGACGCACATTGCCAGTTGCTTGCTGTTATGGTCGGCCCAGTACCTCCACCCCCATAGGTGAGTTCAGTCACAGTGTTTGTTGAACTCAACTTGAAAATCTTGTTGTTTCCAGCAAACAGTACAGTCAAAGTGCCATCAGCTTGAACCAACTCATGGATAACGGTTACATCATTTGCATCAAGATCTCCAGAGGATGCGTTAACCCTTGACCATCCTTTTCGTGAACCAATGCGGCCATACTGGTCAATGATTGCATTTTGAGCAACTAAGGCAAATCCAAGTGACAAATCAAGAGGCGATTCTTGGGTGTTCAACCCTTGAAAGCCTGGGGCTGTCAGCGAATAAGTTTGAAGTGCTTGGCTCATCTTGGTACAAATTGTTGATTTTCTGGATACCGATTTGACTCTAAAGAAATGTAGTCAGAGAGCATAGATCGAAACAGTGAATATGCCTCTGATGAAGACAATCCACCATCTTCACCACGCTCAACTAATGCCCTGGCATAAGCACCTTGAGCAACAACTACATCAGGCACAAGAACAACAGTGCTTCCTGATGACAATGTTGCCTGGGGAATCGTCAGACTGAATTTCAGCGTGTAAACACCATCAGGAATCGGAAACAAACTGACCTTTGTATCGTACGAAGCATCTATTCCATCAAAAGTGAATTCTGTTGGAATTGAATTGACCAGGGGCAAGAAATTCTGTTTGCGGTTCATGTCCACAAATGTGATGTTGGTCAAACCAACATTGCTGGTTGTATTGATGGCATCAAGCACCTGAAACTTCTGACCTGCACCTGTGAGTGAATAAGACGCAGTTGAGGCCGCAGTAGTTACAGTAACTGTTTGCCCTAAAGAATTCCAAGCATAGGCATCTTCCACCTGTCTCTTTGCATCATTCACAAACTTTGCAATCAAAGTGGAATAAGTGGTTTCTGTGTAAGTGGTTACAACGGGTTCACGCAAGCGAATCAACACATCGTTGACAAGTTCTAGTAGTGTCATATTCTGGATACTCCTTCAAGTTCAATGGTCACCGCCACAGCAAATGTTGAAGCAGACTCAGATGTTGCTTTTAGAATGTCGCCTTCTTCCATAACAAAATACGCTATTGAGCTTCCCCAATCTTGGGTGGTTTTGGAGGCAACTGTTGTTTGATAGACAAGCGAATATGTGGTAGCCGCAGAAGTGTCTGTCCAATCAAAGGTAATGTGTTTGTTTGAGCCGCTGGCATTTGCGGCACGAAGCAAAACAACCCGTCCATAGTACCCAGTGGGTATTGTGAAAAGAGTTGTGTTTGTTGTTGCTGTTAGGTTTGCACCAACTGATAATGCTCTCATTTCGCCTTTGCCTTGTTCCTTGCGGATATAGCTTTAGCTTTTGCCTTTGCATCAGCCTTGGAACTTGCGCCCCATGCTTTCAGCGAAAGAAGCAGTCTCGTTGGTTCACCATTCTTGAACTCAGGGCCATCATTGCCACCCATTCGAGCCAAGAAACTTGCTCTGCGAGGGTTGTCCCCCGACTTTACTGGTGCTTTGAGATTGCCACCAGTTTCTGCATTATAAGACGCTCTCCCCTTGGCATTCAATCCCCCTTTGGGATTTTGACCAGCTTTTGTTTGCCAAGTTGGAGATTTCATCTACTTCACCTTTTTAACCTTCTTTGCAGTCTTTGCCATGCCAGCTTCAGACAAGGCAATAGCAATGGCTTGCTTACGAGAGGTCACTTCTGGCCCCTTTTTAGACCCAGAGTGCAAAGTACCTTCTTTGTACTCGTGCATGACTTTTCCAACTTTTTTAGCCGCTTTGGTCATTTTCATGGTTTTTCCTTGGTTATTGGCCCACCAGACTTCCAAGCATCACAAGTACGGGCCGCAGCACAGGTGAATTGAAATAGATCACAGTACCCCAGATTAGCCGCCTTGACAAAGTTCTCGTCATAGGACAACTCACCAGCTTTTTCATCCTTTTCCAGACCAGACTTGATGCACTCCATCATCTTGGGAGTCTGAATGAAAGCGGCACAGTTCCCACATCTCATGCCCTTGATGGCAGAGGTAGGAGCGTTATACATCTTGGCCTTTTTCAACCAGAAAGCATCATTTGCTTCATCAGGGTTGGGTGGTCCATAACCAAACTTCTTGAATGCGTTGTTTCTGTTCTTCAAATTAACAGATACATCTTGAGTGGCAATGGGGCACGATACCCCTGAGAGCAAGCCTTTCATTTGAGCAACCTTTCACCAATAAAGGTAAAAACACCACCCACAGCAGAGGCAATCGTCATGCCCATCCAAAATCCACCCTTGCCTTTGTTAGCAAGTTCAAGCAATTCTTTAACATCTTTGCTAAGTGAATGCACTTCACTTTGGAGAGCCTCAACTTGAGCCTCCAGTTTTCCGAAATCTCTAGCGTCTATATCAGACATTTGCAACTTTCCTTGGGCGACCCATGCGCCGTACAACTGGCGGCATGAAGGGAGTATCTATCCTCACTTCATCAGAAATGTCAGACACTTCTTGTTCATCAATACGAACATAACCCTGATGACCCTTCATTGAGTCAATGTCATGTTGCAAGGTAAAACTCACTGTGTTACCAGACTGAAGACAACGAAAAGTAGCCATTGAAACCCTTAAATAAGAAAGGGGGGACTAGCCCCCCAATCCTTACACCATACGAACAACTACAAGGCGAATCTTGCAAGATGCCAAGTCTACAGTGTTACCAGATTCGTTTTGAACACGAATGCTAATAACATTTGCAGCAGAAACATAAGCCGTGACGCTCATGCCAGCCTCATCTACGGCAAAAGAGCAACCAATAACCATGTCACCCAACGCTACGCCAGGAACGGCAACAGTTTCGGTTTCACCCGCACCATCAACCAAAGAACCAGCATCAAGCGTTGCAACAACAGACCAAGTGTCGCTAAAAAGCCCACGGAAGGATTCGTTGTCCCTTGCGGAAACAACAGCGGTAGCAGCAGCCATTTTGATTTCTCCTAATTAGGTTAAAAAAGTCCCCCCACCACTAGGGCAGGGGGCGCAACTGCAATTAGGCTGGAACCAAAAGAGCAAACATAGATGCAGATTTGGCTGCACTTACGCTTGCGGCTGAACGCAGAATCTGAACGCCATACAAGGTATCAGAGGTAAACAGAGTAGCCAAATACTCTTGTTTGTACTGAACTTGTGAACGAACAGCAATTTGCTCAACCAAAACTACTGCATCACGGTGACCCATGAGACAAACCCGTGCGGCAGCAGAACCTGATGCAGTGTCGCAATTGCTTGAAACAAACACAGGGATGCCATAGAGGTTACCAATCTCACCAGTGCGAATGGTACTGTTAGTACCGCCCACAAAGGCTTGCTCAGTGTAACGAGCCAAACCCATCAGGGTGTTGCGACTTGATGGAGGAATCAAGAAGAAACGCTGATCCATTGGGGTATCGGTGTCATCCAAACGCTGAATAGTGCGGCGAATGGCGGCATCGGTCAGTGCTGACTCATTGTTGCTTGCGGCAACATAAGCAGTCGTACCATCACCACCAATGAACGCACCAGTTGCGTAAGCATTAGTACCTGCACCACCATTGGTAGAGCGACCCAACTGAACCAAGTCGGTATCAACTTGTTTAGCCAGGGAGTAACCAGCGTCAGAGGTGTAGAAGTTACGCAAGCTGTTCAGGGCTTGGGCTTCGACAATATCCTCAATCAAGCGGCTATATTCATAGTGCTTGTTGATAGACACTTGCACTTCAGACTCAGTAGCGGCAATCAAAGTGACTGCTGTTTCTGCGGCCTTGGCAGAAGCTGAACCACGGGTAGGTGCGGGGATATGAATCGTATCGCCCTTTTTGCCCTTGAAGTTCATCTTCATAACTAGGTTAGCCAGAACCAAGTTTTTCTTGTAAGCAGCAATAATCTCATCACTCCAAATTTCAGGGATGAATTTGTCTGCTGTCGTGGTAGTGACTGAGCCACTAGGGGAAAATGCTGTTGCCATGTTGTTTCTCCTAAGAAACGAAAATTAAGTTACTTAACTCGACCTTCTTGATACGCCAACATAATCTCTGGAGACAATGCGTCATATCTGTCAGGTTCTGTCATCTTCAGCCGAATAAGGTCAGCCCTGCGATAAATCCTCTTTGAACTCTCTCCAGTTCCACCAACATCTACTTGTGCAGCCTTCATATTTTGCTTCCTGGCGGTTTCACCCGCTTGTTCAGTCTGCTTATGCTTTACGCCACGCAACTCTTTGTAAGTAGACAGCAACTCATTGGCACTATCGTAATCAAACTCACCATCTGCTTTTGCATATAGGCCAATGCGAACAGGCGAGGATTTCACCCAATTCGCAAAATCTTGGTCATTCACAATCTGACTGTAGTCAGGATGATCTTGCGTTAGCTTCTGTTGAATCTGCATCCTTTTGAAATCCACACCCGCTTGACGGGCGGCGAGAACATCAGGATGGTTATCAATAGTCTTCTGAACTGCCTTCTGTGGATTCTCAAAGAAATCTACTTCAGGCTCCTCTTCTTTAATAGGTTGTTGCTTTGAACTGAGGTTCTGCTTAATGAGTTCGTCAGCGAGTTTCCTTACCTCTCCCACCTCTTGCGCTTGCTTGCCAATTAGCTTTTCGGCTTCTTGGTGCATCCGAACAATGTCTTCCAGACTTTTATCCCTGTACTTATCAGGGAGTCCTTGGCTTGCTGGCGCAATGGTGTCAGATAGCTTGGATTCTTCAGCCTCTAACTCACTCTTCATCTCAGGTTCATTATCAATCAACATATTTTCCCTTTTCCTGCCGTTTTCGGTTGTAGGAGAATCAACTCGACATTGCTGTTTATGAGTTGTGCTTTTGCTCCCACTTCAACTGATCTAGGTGTTTTTTCTCGAACCTTCCATGCTCTGATGGAAAAGAACCAGACCACCCTTCTAGTTTGAAGTTGGGAGCAGAAAGAATGCGGTTGGCTGTTTCACCACATTCACACCTAAAACTGATCGACTCATAATCAGTCAGTCTTTCGGTTTTATGCCCGTTTGCACAGGCAAAATCAAACATTCTTTTCATTGAGTTCCTCGTATGCTCTCTCGCTTGCCTCTTTCAAGGTTTTCAGCCAAGTTAGTATAGAAAGTTCGCCTTTTTTGAATTGTAGGCTTTGTTCGTCAAGGATAACAGATATATTATTCAATGATGAGATCATGGTGTCAATATCTTCCACCAAGTCTTTCCATCCATCACTTCCCATCATTGAGAAGCGATCTTCGTAATACTTTTGTAGGTCAGGAGTCACAAGTTTCCTTAAAAGAACATCAAAAAGTTGCCTGTTGCCGTTGCTGGAGGTGCAGTGAAAATCCACCCAGAGTTATTACCCCCGTTTGTAGAGTTTGCTCCTGCATACCAACTAGCCCCGCCTGTGGCTGTTGATCTGCTGATTGACAGATAGTCTGCGCTTACAGTACCGCTTGCCTTTGATAGTGTGTGGCTTGCCGCAGTGACTGAGCCAATGGTTATTAAGTTTCCAGCAGTTCCTGACAAACTGAAACTGGTAAATGTGGTAGTTGTCCCTGCTGTAAACAAAACTGACGCTGGTTGAACAGTATTAGTTATGTTGCTAAATGTGTTTGAGCCTGTGATGGTCAAATTCCCTGCGCCACCTTGGTTTAATGTGCAGTTAAACGTAGACCCACCACCCACAAACGTCTTGGCAGTTGCGGCAGTCATGGAGATCGTGCCTGTTCCTGTTCCTGCTGTAGTGGTGAAGCCTGTGGGATTGCTATTGTTAAATGCGGTTGTTGTTGCGGCTGAACATACAAGTGTTCCCCCATTAAATGTAAGATTCTTTGTTCCTGCGCTAGTTCTAAAACTAGTTCCAGCAGTTAATGTTTTGCCAAATAAATCTAATGTCCCGTTAACTAATGATACCGTGTTTGCCAAAACAGTAAGGTCATCTTGTAGTTGAAATGTTCCACCAACCCCATCAAATTGAATTTGATAAGGACTTGGAAAACTAATGCTATTAGACGTTATTGTTTTTGTTCCACTTGTTGCGCCAAAAACTATACTCGCCCCTGTTGTTGGGGCTAATGACATTCCAGATGCCAATGTTAAATTCCCGTAAAAAGTAGCCGAACCATTTTGCGCCCATGCTCCTGCATAGCCAGTAAAATTTACATTTTTAACGCCAGCCCCTGAACCTGGAAATTGCAAAGCATAAGTACCGCCAGTAAAATTAAAACTAATGGAGTTTGCTTCTGATAATACATCAGTGCTAACAGCAATAGCAGTAGAGCCTATACTTGTGACGTTAACTACCTGTGTTCCTGTTGTAGTTAGTCCTGTAGTTGTTGCCGTATTCCACACAGTACCTGTGGCAGTACAAGATATTTGACCTGTACCAAATGCAATTGTTCTAGTGTTTGAGTTAGTTGAACTAAATCGACCTGTACTTAGTGTGTATGACTGAATGTCTAATGTGCCGTTTGTTAATGTTGTTGTGTTTGTTCCTGCTACTGTCAAAGCACTACCTAGTGTCCATGCACCACCAACACCATCAAACGTAATTCCAGCGCCAAAAGCAACGCCATTGGTTGTTACGGTTTTTCCTGTTGTCGTAGCATTAAATGTAGTTGTGCCTGTATAACTGCGTGTAAAAAGTGTGGCTGGAAATGTAAGACTACCAGATATTGTTAATCCAATACCTATACCCGTAAGATTCATACTTCCATCTAGACCTGATATTGTAAGGTCATTACAAACCCTTGGCGTACCAGTCATAGTGACTGTAAATGCCGCAATTCCTACGTTTGAATTTGCGTCAAAAAATACGTTATCTGCCGCTGTAGGAACAGAAAAGCCACCCAACCCACCTGATGAATCAGACCAGTTAGTTGTATTGGTACTACTCCACGCCGCTGAACCAAGAATCCAATAGCGATTAGCCATGCTTTATTCCGCAATCACGGGGTTGCCATCAGCATCTAAAACGATATTCCCATCAGCATCCAACACAAAGTTTGGAGGCGGCGCAGTAATTACAGCAATCCAGTTGTCGTATCTTTGCTGTTGCATGGCATTGATTTCAGCTTGCGTCAGGCCGTGATCATCAGGCAAGTGCAAGGCATCAGAGAATGTGCCGTATTGGCTTGAAAAGGAAAAGTCAATCTTCATGGTCATGCCTGTGTGGTTACTGCGATCACATCCCAGCGTGTATTGTTGGCGTTGTATATACAACCTACATACGTTGTTTTGCTGATGGTTGTTGCTGTTGGCAAAGTTACGCCAATGACTGTGTAGGTTGCATTCCAAGTCAATGCTCTGCTTGTGCCGTTGTCCAGCAGTCTGAACATTAGCTTGTCACCGTCTACTGGTGTTCCTGTAGGGGCATTGATAGTGAGTCCTGCCGCCAACGCTGTGTATGCGTAGACATCACTAGCCGATATATCAGGGGTTAAAGATGATGCAGATGCGGCTGAAGTAACTCTTGGGTCAATACGTTTATTAGTTAATGTTTCTGTGCCTGTGTAGGTAGCAATAGATGCACCAGCCAATGTAGTAGCACCAGTACCGCCATTTGCAATTGGCAACGCTGTACCAGACAATGTAATTGCCAACGTGCCACTTGTTGTAATCGGTGAACCAGTAACAGACAAGAATGCTGGAACAGTTGCCGCAACACTTGTGACTGTTCCACTACCCTTATTATTAAACGTAGTCCAATCGGTAGAACTTAATGCGCCACGATTTGTAGCTGATGCTGTTGGCACTTGCAAAGTAATTACAGGAGTTGTTGTGCTTGTAGCTACTGTAGATGACAAATCAGTGCCTGTTGTGCCCAAAGTCAACGCAGCAACACTTGTAACTGTTCCCGTTCCCGCACTTACATTAACAGTTACATCATCCCCTGAATTGGTGGCAGTAACAGTCGCACCAACAAAATTGATCTTCTTAACACCACTTGTGATGCTTGTGCCTTCATCTAAGATAGCCACGGCCCCATTGGTGGACATGGTGCTGATGACTTTGATCTTCTCTGCCAACTCAGGCGCAACTACTTCACCTACATTCAACTCTTTACCTGTTGACAAGGTAATAACCAACGAACCATCAAAGTCAATCTTGGCATCTGTTACAGAAATGCCATCTGCACCATCTACGCCATCTTTACCATCCCGACCATTTAACCCATTCTTTCCATCTACACCTTGGCGACCATCAGCACCCTTATCGCCCTTGTCTCCCTTGTCGCCCTTCTCAGGAACAATGGACTTGGCAACCTCTAGTTGTGTTGTGACCTTGTTCTCCATCACTTTGATGGCCTCAACAATCAGGTCTACATTGTCTTGAACGGCTTGTTCTTCTTGCTGGCGCATAGCCACCAAGGTTTCTTCCATCTTATTGATAGCATCTAGCTTCTCATCAAAAGATGAGTCTGTTGACTCAATACTCTGGATAAGTTCCTTGATATTAGCCATTCTTTAGACCATCTGTGAGTTTGGTAAGGAAGTCTTGCTTAACTTGTGACTGAGCATTTACCTTGTCAGCCATTTGCAACTCAACAATCTTTGACTTGTTCTTGATGTCAGCTTCTTTGAGCATCAAGTCCGCAATCTTGACCCGCTTGTCAAACTCTTTTGAG